ATGAGGTATCAATCCAACAAGGGGTCCGACAGCTCGAGCTAAGCTCACTATCTTCTCCCACAATTCGCCCGATGCATTTTCCCCGGCAGGTACACCAGGAGGTAGCCTATTTGAAATAGCTACAAGCAATTTTAATGCATCTGGATCATAACATGCTCCAGGCTGAGTTAAATCCACAATCTCATCATCTGAAATCCGAGGAACGGTTTCATAATAATAAGTTAGAGTGACAGATAATTCAGCAAGTGGATTCAAACCACGGATAATAACTCCAGCTGAGTTGGTGTTCGAAATCACATTGTAATTAGGAACAGCCCAACCAATATCAACTTCGGAGTCATCACCAGCTTGAACCTGAAAGTGGGGCATCTCAGGAACCATTGTTCTAGCGTAGTTGGGTGCAACTGGGCTGAACTTAGTGGTGCAATCTTCAAAGACAGGCACTATTGAGTCAGGGTCTTCCATTGGATTATGGACAGACGAGAAGGTCGGCACAACATATGCTCCTTCTTTAGCTTTCCAGACTCTAGTACCAGGTAGCCTCATGGCTTGCTCTGATGTTGCAGGGGGCAGGTAAATTCGCTTACCTGTAAAATGACGAATGTCATAAGTTGAACCATTTGCTAATGGTTTGGCCTGGTGATAAACATCAGTGGGCCCATCTTGAGCGTACTTAAATACGACAAGATCTCCACTTTGATAGAAATCAGCAGTGGTGTCAATCACTTCAAATCCAACACCAACCAAACGCCCTTTACCCTCAAGATGTGCGGGGGAAACTGTGAATACACCAAGTTTCTCGGGTGCGTTATCTAGTGCCATCCAATCGGCACCGGTTCCATCAAAATCAGCAAGGCAACACAAACCAGCCCAATCGGCACGGTATGTTGCGGGATCAATGTAGTGGGAGTTATTAACTCTTGAATGATCGCCTGGAAACGTCACAGGAGGTGTCTCAACAGACTTTCTCTTGTCCTTGGTCTTCGGGGTCACATCCAGAGGTGTTCCTAAAGGAGCACCAACACCAAAACATTTTTGTTGAACCAAGTTTGGTAACCAACAAATATGTAGATCCCAATTTGCAGTGGGAACAGAACCCCCACCACTAGTTGCTTTGATAATTTTTCCGAATTTGCGGTGCCGAACCAGAGAAGGGTTCATATTCTCATCTGGCCAGCCAACTTTTGGAAACTCCAAGTCGTGATTTGGATCCAACGCTTGAATGCAAAAGTTCTTCCCATCAGGGGTGTTTGTAAGTTGAGACAGTATTTTTTCAGCACGCATAACTTTATTTGCCAATGCCATCGGACGATGAATTTGTTCCATCCATATACCACCTATGTCGACCGAAAAAAACGCGGCTGACGATTCAAAGTCATTGTAAAAAGCTCCCATCACTCTCCGATTTATTGGACCGAGAACGACAAGGCTTCTAACCACTGACGAATTGCTAAGGTGCTTTTGAACATATTGTGTCTTTATCAACTTATTGTAGTAATCTTTGAAAATAGGGAATTGGAAACTAGGATATGCCATCATTGTTATAACAAATGCCTTCATGCAATGTTCTTCAATTGTGGCTCTCTCACTCTCATAAACGAGACCTGTGGCTAGTCTCTCCACATCATAAAGGGGTAACCACTGACCCTCGACAAACTTAAAATGTGCTCCAAGAAAACTCAATTTCTCAAGCGGATAATCATAGCCTCCATTAAGAAACTTAACCTTCATCCCAAATTGTTGGAAGATTCCATTAACGAAATCAAAATCACACACAAGTTGGAATTCTTCGTCGACCGAACCGACGTTGTCATCTCCGAAGAGAAAGATAATCTGCTCTGCGATCAACTCCATAGGAGGATCACAAGGAGACAAACCATTTCGCCTACGAAACTCTCGATATGCCAATATCAAAATATAGCACATGATAGCAACATGGCAAAGAATGTTGTCTTGGGTTGTTGCCCCACTACCAGACGGATTTCCATACCGTTTTTGGTAGACTGATCCATCCCAAAACTTAAGGAACGGAAAAACAGTGTTGTAGAAGGTCCACGCCCACCTTAGGTCTCCTGTTAAACCCATCAA